TTAATAATGTCATCATAATTACTAGGTCCTTCTGAAAAACCTTCTGAAAGACCAGCACCAATATCAGAAAAAACAGAACCAATTAATTTAATTAATCTTGCCAAACAATCTTGAAGTAGTGCTAAAAATTTTGCAGGTAAACTTAAAATCCAAGCAATAATTGCTTTCAATTTGGCAATGTAAGCAACAACATATTTTTGAAAATCTAAAATTGGTTGTAAAATTTCTTTATTGATACGATTAACTTCTCTGGCAATGGCTTTTAATGTGGTTGCTAGCCAAGAAGCTTCGCCTGTAGGGTCAGCAAAACCTAATGCTCTTAAAACTGCTCTAATTGCATCTCTGATTTGTTTAGCTATGGCTTTTGCATATTTTTTAAATTCAATATTTTTTTGTATATCGGTAACAAAATCGCACACATGAGCCAAGTTATCATTGGCAAAACCAACACTAGTATTGGCAACAATACTTCTTGCACCAGCAGGTACTTGAGGATTACCTGGTGTTGGTCCATCATTTGTTTGAGTAACTTGTGGTGCCGGTGATTCGACCGCAACACCGTTCACAAAAATTACACTAACACTAGACGGAGGAGATTGTATATTTTCTTCTGCCATTTATATCCTATTTTGATAAACCAGGTAATACACCCATCATAATCGGCGCCTGTCCTGAATCTCCATCCATAAAAAATCCAACAACCCAATCACCTAATCTTGGTGCTGAAAATGCTTTTGCATTATTAATTGGGTACATTGGTTGAGCCCAAGGTAGAACTTCTGTAGGCAAATCCGAAATATTATCTGTATGCCAACCAAATATTCTTAATTGGCACCGACCCATACCCAATGGGTCAGCACGGTTCTCAACAACACCAATGAACCAAATGAATCCGTCTTTTCCAATAAAATTATCCATTATTTCTTAATCACTTTTTGCCATTCATTTGATGAACTATTAATTGGATTGTAATTTTTAACGGAACTGTCTTTTGCAATTTCAACCACAGTTTGATATACTGTTGGTTGAATGATATGTCTTACAGCCGTCACCAAATATTTACCAGAATAAAACTCATTCAAACCTTTAGAACTCGCAGTAGGTTTCAATGTTAATAAATTCACATTAATGGTTCTTCCTACGCTGATACCTGGATCACCAGGAATTGTCATCTTCATTACAGTATAGTTTGCCAATGAAATTTGCGCTGTTCTATTAGGTACGTAAGTTTCTACAGCAATATTTTTTACAACCGAACCAGGCACCTGTTTTATATATGGTGCATTAACTTGCACCGAATTTCCCGTCATAACTTTAAAACTGGCATCAGGTGAATTGCTTTGTGTGAAACCTAATCTATTTCTTAATTCGTTTGAAACTGCGCCAGAATTCATGTGTTCAGACTTATTACTTCCATACTTATATGTTGTGGTTTTAGCCACTCTAGATACGGTATCTATAGATATTAATTTGTTTGCAAATGTGCCTTGATTAATATCATTTAACATATCAAATGTTTTAACAAATTCATAATCCAATATTGTATTCATTTTTTCTTTAAAAGATTGTTCTTTGTCACCAAGATTTTTTAATTGATATTTGTAAGTTCCATAGATTGGTTGTTTATACATAGACTGTAATGATCTAAAATTAAATCCATCTCTATTTTGAAAAAACAACATATCGGCCACTTGATCATTTTGGTTAGCACTTGCTGGTCTGGCATAATTTGACAACCAGCTGATTGCTTCAAATGGTTTTAATCTAGGAATAATAAAGTCATAGACACCTGTGGTTTCTTCTATCGTTGCAATTTTCTTACTGTCAACAAATAAACCACCATTAAAGTTACTTAAAACACCTTTGATTATATCAGATATTTTTGTGCCAACAACCGATTTACTTATCTTGGTTTGTTCTGATAACATTAATTCTTCTGAACAGAAATACATCTTATAACTTTCTGTGTTCATATTGCCAGAAGGTTTTCTATCCTCAACTTTATAAACTCTCACGGTTTGTTTGATATTATTAGGTGCACCTTTTATTTTACCAAAATCTAATTCTAAAAATTGATTACCTGTTAATTGTAACAATTCGATAAATCCTTGACCATCTTGCACAGTAAGATAACCAGAAATTGAAAAACTGTAAATATCTTCATAATAACATAATTCAATCAACAATTTTCTAAGGTCAAATGTTTGGCCACTTGAAGTTAAAAAATTAAGTGTGTCTAAAGAAAAGTCTTGTGTGTAAAAAACACCAGGATTTTCTGTAGGAGTTGAATTAGGTTGTTCAATTTCTGCCATAAATTATACCATCAATTCTTGAAACTGTTCTTCCAATTGATCCACATAATTTGCATTTAATATCTTTATCGTTCTTTTAGATTCATTTAAACGCACCTCATAATCATAATAAGTTACTATTGATTTACTGACGGTAATCGTTACACTGCCTGTGACTAATTGATATGTGGTTACACTAGGATTTAAAGCATTATAGGTATTTTCATCTATGATAATATTGTTAACCGTTGTTGTTTGTGTGGTTGCATCATATTGAGTAATAGTTTTTTCATATTGATATGCTGTGTTGTATGGATTAAAAGTTTGATACTTATTTGCTATAAAGGCATCAAAATCATTAGATGATAGTGGCCAATCCCATTGTGGATCGGTTATTTGATTTGCAAACAGAACAATCCAATACCGATACGAGTTGCCGTAATATTTGTATGCAACAATCTCTGGTGTATCTCCATCCTGAACATCATAATCGTAATATAACAATGGGTTCTTTAAAATTTCAGGAATAATGGAACAACGAGCCATTAAGTCTGTCATTAATATTGATACACCATTGGTTGTTTTAATTATTTTAGGTAAAGTATCAAAATATTGCATCTTAATATCCTTGTTCCACTTTTTGACTTGTAATCAGTTCGAGTTCTCTGAAGTCAATAGTTAATGTTGTTTGTACTGGTGCACCATCGGTGTGAGCAGCAAAACCTTGTGGTGCATAATCGACATTGATATTTGTAATAACGCTTTCGGTTACTTGACTAATCTTTTTGTTGATTTGGCCTCTAAATCTAAAGGTTGGCGTAAATGTTGATGGTGGAATAAAAAACATACCACCACCAGCACCTTCAAGAAGTCTTGGTGCAGCATGAGTTTTAAACATTTTTATAATTTGTGCAACAGTTTCAGCTTCTTGTTTTGAGTATGGAGTGAAAGTAAAAGCCAATTGATAAGTTCTGAAATCTATGCCGTCAAATAAAACTTGTTGATTTGGATTAAGTGCATAACCAGTACCTTTTAATGCGAGCCGTGCTAAAGGATTGTTTAATGCTTGAGTAACAGCACCAACAGCTGCACCAGCTATTGGAACACTACTAAATGCGGTTAAAAGGTCAGTTTGACCATAACTTGCACCATAATTGAAATTTACTGTATCCGGCATGTACAAAGAAATTGATTTATTACTTTTCTTTGTACGATTTTTGAAAACCAAATTGGCTTCTTTTGTGTAAGTTCCATCAACAATCTTATTGAATCCTGTTGAAAACACATCTTTTATTTCTTGAGTTGCTACACCAGGATTGTTGGAATAATCTTTTACTGTATTGATTCCATCTTGCAAAAGTTCAGAACCCTTATTTACAATAAGGGCTTTAGCTTCTTCATATCTTAATGGATCAATCTCATTAATTGCAAAATGAACCACATGACCTCTGGTGGCAGATTGTAAATCTCTTGGATATTGTAAATCTTGTCGACCAAACGGGTTTTTATATAATAAGCCCAATGGTCCATTGGTGACAAGTCCTGGTATAGATACACCACCGATGGATGTTGGTATTGAAATGAGAGCCATTTAAAATCTCTTTTAATGTGTTGAATATATATTATTTATGGCTTATTCCGGACGATTTACACCTCGAAATCCTCAAAAATACATTGGGGATTATAAAAATATCATTTACCGCTCTTCATGGGAGTGCAAGATGATGGATTGGCTCGATAGAAATCCTAATATTATCTCTTGGGCTTCTGAAGAATTAATCATTCCTTACATCTCTCCTGTAGATGGCCGTTGGCACCGATACTTTCCTGACTTTCTGGTAAAGATGAGAACAAAAGATGGTAAATTAAAAACCATGTTACTTGAAGTCAAACCAAAGAAACAATCTCAGGCACCAGAACCACAAAAAAGAATCACTAAAAAATACATCAATGAGGTAGCAACTTACGGAGTAAACCAGTCCAAGTGGAAAGCCGCAACAGAATACTGCCTTGACCGTGGTTGGGAGTTTCAAGTAATCACAGAGGACCATTTGGGACTGTAACTAAATAATCTAATGGCATATACATCTAAACTCACAACCTTAGCGAAACAAAAGACCGCAGCGCAATTACAAACTGCCAGTCGTGATTCGTATCGTTGGTTAATGAAGAAGATTGGTGAACTAAACAATCCAACAAGCATTGCTTCGGTGATTGCTCGTGAAGATAGAGGCAACCGATTCATCAATGGTGGACTATACTATTTCTATTATGATCCAAAAGGTAAGGCCGACTTACCATATTATGACCGTTTTCCTTTAGTACTGGTATTAGAGATATACAAAGATGGTTTTCTAGGTCTGAACCTGCATTATTTGCCAATTCGTCAACGGATTGGACTTTTGGATAACTTGATGGAATACGCTGACCTAGACAAGAACAAAGATATTCTGCGTATGCGTGTCACCTATGACATATTAAACGCCTCCAAGCGTTTTAAAGAGTTTAAACCGTGTCTTAAAAAGTATTTGTTTGGCCATGTCCAGTCAAAGATACTTGCCGTTCAGCCAAATGAGTGGGATATTGCGGCATTCTTGCCGATCCAGCAATTCAGAAAAGCCACCACATCAGAAGTGTGGCAAGATTCACTAGAAGAAATAAGGAAATAAAATGGCAGGTTCCATTAACGACTTCAAATCCAGTTTTCAAAAAGATTTGGCTAAACCAAATAAGTTTGATGTGAGCATTCCTGTGCCTTTGACTTTAATACCTTATGTTAAAAATGCAAAAAATTTAATTTATCGTTGCGAAAATGCTAATTTGCCTGGTAGAAATTTTGCAACTCTAGAACAAAAAATAGGATCCAATCCTGTTGAAAAGCATCCATACTTGACATCATACAATGATTTAGATTTAACATTCATTGTTGATGATGATATGAATCAAAAAGTATTTTTTGATGCTTGGATGAACTTTATTAATCCAACATACAATTATAATTTTAGATATAAAGGTGATTATTCAACCGCAATAACCATTAACCAATATGATGTTACCAACCAAATTTCATATTCTGTTAATTTGTATGACGCTTATCCTGTTTCTATGAATCAAATGGATTTAGATTGGTCTGCTGATGGGTATCACAAATTGAATATTACTTTTGCATACACATACTACCAGAACAATTCGTTGCAGGCTTACGGTATGCAATTGATTGATGCGGGACTTGGATTCTTTGCAGATTCCATTGGTGGTTTGGGTGGTAATGCCATTGGTGGTTTAAGTCAAGCAGCTAATGCTTTACCAAATGCTTTAGGTGGTTCTGCACCGTTCAGAGATCCCGATCAACCTTTTAGTGCTTCTGGTGCTCGATCTTTTAACGAAATCACAGACGAATTTGACAGATAATTTTTTTAATGGAGTGAAAATAAAATGGCTTTACCAAAACTTGATGTGCCAACATACGAAATAGTTTTACCTGTTTCTAAAACAAAAATAAAATTTAGACCGTTTCTAGTTAAAGAACAAAGAAACCTATTGATGGCGATTGAATCAAATGAATCTGCCACGATACAACAGAATGTAAAAGACATTCTTTATAACTGTACCTTGACAGAAGGTATTGATATTGAGAAGTTGCCTATTATTGATGTGGAATTTTACTTTATCAATCTTCGTGCTAAGTCGGTAGGTGAAATTGTCGAATCAAAATATAAATGCAATAATATGGTGGGTGACAAAGAATGTGGTAATGTTATGGAGACTGAAGTTGATTTGCAAAATATTGTTGTGCAGACGAATGATTCTGTTTCTCCAGAGATTCAACTGACACCACAGATTACAATTAAGTTGAAGTATCCAGAATTTGGCATTGTGCAAGATTCATTAAAGTATGATTCTATTGCAGAAACCACATTCAATATGATTTCTGAAAGCATCGAATACATTTATGATGGTGAACAATTCTATTATGGTACAGAAGCTGAACCAGGTGAAATGTTGGAGTTTGTAGAAGGTATGAATCAAGAACAATTTTCAAAGGTCGAAAACTTCTTTAATAATCTACCAAAACTGAAAAAAGAAATTGAGATTGATTGTAGTAAATGTGGTTATCATCATAAAATTGAAGTAGAAGGACTTGAAAGTTTTTTCGGTTAATATTTCGTCATGACAATTTAAAGAATTACTATAAGACTAACTTTTCTTTGATGCAGCACCATAAGTATAGTCTATCTGAACTTGAGAATATGATGCCTTGGGAAAGGGATATTTACGTTTCCATGTTGATTGCGTATATTGAAGAAGAAAATGCTAAAATACGAGAGAGACAAAGAAAATAGTAAATGAATTATCAACAAGCAGCAGACACTCGCAAAAAAGGTTTATTCTCCACAATCACAGATAAATTGGTTGCTGGTCAAAGCATTGGCTCGTCTGTCGGTGGTGCTATATCTGAAAAAACTCAAGCAACAGTCAAAGGCTTTAAAGAAAAGTTTGATGTACTCAACATAGCTAAAACACTAACAGGCGGCAGTAATTTTGCTCCGGCATTATTGGGTAAAGTATTAGGTCGTAAAAAAGAAGATATTGATTATTTTGCTGGTGCCAAGAATAAGAAGATTGGTGGCCTCAGTTCCACAAAAACAAATGAAATGGCTGTTGAAGTTCTTGGTTTGATATATCGTGAGATGGTAAGAACCGAAGAACAAAGAAAAATAGATTTTGTTGATGCTGAAGAAGAAAAGAATAAAGAATTAGAAGCGGAAAATATCAGAAACAAACAGATTATTGCAGCATTAACTGGTAGAAAAAAACCGACCAAACAAGTTAAATCCGAGAAAAAGAAAAAAGAAACAAAAGAGAAAAAACCAAAGGTAGTAGCTCCTACCATTTCAATTGGTAAAAAAGGTGCCAACACAATTTCAAAATTGTCTCCTTTTAAAACTATACAGAAAGCAATAACAACATTTGCTACGCCAGCGAGAATTGCTGGTGGTGCCATTTTAGGTGCTGCTGGTATTTCGGCTGCAGCAGCAATATCGATTAAAGGTGAAACAGGTAAGACTGCTACATCAAAACAAGATATTTTAGATAAAGCCGGCCAAGTTGTACAGAATGATCCTAAACCAGGAGTTACATCGTATGGGATTTTTGGTATGAATTC